TTATGTAGACTCAACTCAAGGTTGGCTATTAAAGGATAAATAATAGCGATGTCTGAATATAAAGGTATAAAGGGGTTTAACGTTCAAACCCGTACAGAAGATCCAAGTGAACCAATCATTGGAGACTTTTACTATAACTCTACAACAGGACAATTTAAAAACATATCATCAGGCGCTGGATCAGGAACTTGGGCATCTGGTGGTAACTTAAATACTGCTGGTTACAGAATTCAAGGTGGAGCAGGTATTCAAACTGCTGGGTTAATGGTTGGTAGAGCAAGTCCAAACAAAGCAAATGTTGAAAGTTATGATGGTAGCTCTTGGACAGAAGTAGCAGATGTTTCATCTGCTGCAGCAGATGCCGCTACAACTGGATTACAAACTGCAGCAATGACTGTGGGTAGATCACCTTATAGTAACGACGTTGAAAATTTTGATGGTTCATCTTGGACAGAAGGTCCAAACTTACCTTATTCAATAGAAAGAGCTAGTTTAACAGGCATTCAAACTGCTTCTTTGTTACTAACTGGAAGAAATCCTAATGGTATAAATACAGTTTCTGAGTGGGACGGATCTTCTTGGACAAGCGGTGGAAATTACCCTCAAGTAGGATATAACCAAGCTAGTGGTGGAACTGTTACTGCAGGAATTGGATATGGTGGTTATTCACCATCTAATGCATCTACATTAACTTGTACATATGATGGATCATCTTGGACTGAAGTAGCAGCTTTAAACACAGCGAGAGCAGAAAATGGTTGGGGAGGAAGAACTAGTCAAAATTCTGTATTCATAGCAGGTGGAACTTCTCCACTATCAGGAAAAACAGAGCTTTGGAATGGCACTTCTTGGACAGAAGCAAACGATTTATCAACTGCTAGAGATGCAATGGGTTCTTCAGGAACAATTAATTCAGGATGGGTAGCAGGGGGAACTTCTCCAGCGTTAAGCCCAACTACGACAAACGCCACTGAAGAATGGTCACAGTCAGATACTTTAATTAAGACAGTGACAACAAGTTAATTATGATTTATAAACAAGCAAAAGGAGGAAGCAACTATGGCATATAAATACTGTACAGCGACTAACTGGGGCAAAAACTTTTTTACTCATGAAGAGAGAAAAATGTTTTACCTAAGAAGTCATCCTGGCGAAGTATGGGTTGTAGGTGATAATCATCATGGTGATGATTGGATTAGTAAAGTAGATGGTGCGATTAAAACAAAAGAAGAAGCACAAGCTATTGTTACTGCTCAAATCGAAGCAGCACAAACTGCGTACGATGCAGAGTCTGATGAATACAAAGCTCAGCACCCTAGACCAGTAGTATATAATCTTCCATAGTCTTTAACCTATGGCTAAGTATTCTGATATAAAAGGATTTACAGTTCAAACACTGGATACGGATCCTATTGCTAGCACTCCTCCCACTGGAGCGTGGTCTTCTGGTGGAAGTTTAAATGATGCTAAACCTTATGGTTTTGGATGTGGTGGTGTTAAAACTGCAGCTGTAGCTTTTGGTGGTGGTTTAGCAACTGATACTACAAATGAAAGTTATGATGGAACATCATGGACAGAAAACCCTGCCATGAGCAATGGATATTCTTACGCTTTTGGAACTGGAACTGGAACAGACGCTATAGCTATAGGTGGTTTAACAACACCTCCTTTATCTATAAAAAATACAACTGAAGAATGGAATGGATCGTCTTGGACATCAGGTGGTAGTCTTAATACTGCAAGATACAACGCTGAGAACATGGCCTTTGGCCCAGGAACAGCTGCTGCTTTTGTAGGTGGTAAAGGTCCAGACTATCAACCAAAAATGTTACATGAACAATATAACGGATCATCTTGGACAGAAACTACAGACACTCCCACAGATCTTATTGGTGGTGCCTCTGTTGGCATTCAAACAAATGCTGTAGTAGCTAGCGGAAGTCACAGTAAACAACCTCCTGGTACAACAACATCAGATGGAAAAAGTATGGCTTGGGATGGATCTTCGTGGACTGAAATAACAGCATTTAGCACTGCAAGGTACTCTGCTTTTGCAACTGGTGTTTATAATGATTTTATTTTAGTAGGTGGTGCCAATCCTTCAAGTTCAGTGCAAGCTATAACAGAGAAATGGAATGGATCGTCATGGACAGAAATAGCAGATTTAGCAACTGGTAGAAACTCTTTAGGTGGAGGTAAAACTGAATCAGATTCTACTTCAGCAGTAGTTTTTGGAGGATCTCCTGGACCAGGGACAGGAGGAACATTGACAGAAGAATTTAGTGTAGCTCCCCCAACAGCAACAATAATATCTCAAGGACAATTATATTTTAATTCAACAACAAACACTTTTAAAGAAACTTTATTTGATGTGTCCGCTGGTGCGTGGGCATCAGGACCAACCCTAGGAACAGCTAGATACATGGTATCAGGCGCTGGAACTCCTACTAACATGATTGTTTATGGTGGAAACGTGCCTAATAAAACAAACACAGAATCTTGGGATGGAAGTTCTTGGACTGAAGTTAATGATTTAAATACAGGAATGAATTTAAGAGGTCAGATTGGAACATACAATGCAGCTCTAGCCGCAGGTGGTGGACCAGGTAGTCACACATCAGTAATAGCTAATAATGAATCATGGAACGGATCAAGCTGGACAGAAGTAAACGATTTAAATACTGCAAAAGGCGGAATGATGTCTGCAGGAACAACAACTGCAGGTTTAATGGCTGGATCTCAATCAAATCCTCCTGGCACTAATACTAATGAATCATGGGATGGAACTTCGTGGACAGAAGTTGCTGATATGAATACAGCCGTATTTCAACATAATGGTTGGGGTACACAAACTTCAGCTATAAAAATGGGTGGTCAAACACCACCTAACCCATTATCAGCGAACACTGAAACTTGGGACGGAACTTCCTGGACAGAAGTTAATAACTTAAACACAGCTAAAAGAGGTGGGGGCACTGGTGGAGAAACGAGTGCTAGCGGTATTATATTTGGTGGTGCTACAGGTTCATCTCAAAATATTAATGAAACAGAATTTTGGAACGGGACAAGTTGGTCAGAACAAGGTAATCTTGGCACAGCTAGAAAATTTATAGGTGGTAGTGTAAACTCACCAACATTTGGTGTAATAGGTGCCGGTGGATATACACCTTCTTCACCATATAATAGAAATATAACAGAGGAGTGGACTGTAGATTTAAGTAACAAAACAATAACAGCGAGTTAATTATGGCAACGTATAAGGAAATAAAAGGCGTAACAATACAAACACTAGATGAGGATCCAGTAACAGCTGGAGCTACTTGGGCATCTGGTGGAAACATGAACGCAGGTAGAGCTGGAATAGCAGGGGCTGGAATACAAACAGCCAATGTAGGCTTTGGTGGAATAACATCTAATCCTCCTGCAGCAGGAACGGCTAATACAGAATCTTATAATGGAACTTCTTGGACAGAAGTAAACAATTTAAATAATGATAGAGAAATAACGAATGGTGTTGGTTTATATACCGCAGCTTTATGTATTGGAAATGATCCGCCTTACTCAGCAGCTGTTGAAAGTTGGGACGGAACAAATTGGACTAACGGAACAAATTTACCTGCACCTAGAGCATATGGTGCAGCTTTTGGAACTCAAACAGCAGCAATATATACTGGTGGATACACAGATGGAGATAGTCCTGTATCTGGAAGTACCCTTTATTGGAATGGTTCCTCTTGGACAGAAACAGGAGATTTAAATACAACTAGACTTGGATTAAGTTCTTCAACTAATGGAACTTATACAGCAGCTGTAGTATTCGGTGGTGGATCAAACAAAAACACAGAGTCATGGAACGGAAGTGCATGGACTGAAGTAAACGATTTAATTACTGTTGCACCTAATGCAGCAGGTGGTGGTAATCAAACATCTGCTTTTGTAGCAAAAGGTGGAGTTTCTGTAACCACACAAACTTGGGATGGAACAAATTGGGCAAGTGCCGCTGATGCTGCTACTGCCACTACTTATTCAAACAAGGGTGGTGGAGGAGCAACAAACGCAGCTGGTATAGTTTATACTGGATCAACCAATCCTGGTTTATCTTCATACACAACATCTACCGAAGAATTTACTGAGCCGCCAGCAACACAAGCTAAATTAAAAGAAGGTATGATATTTTTATCTGGAGGCACAGGGTTAAAAGGTTTTGGAAAAGCGGCTGGTATACCAAGCACATCTTGGGCAGCTGGTGCCGCTCAAAATACAACTAGAGTTAGACAAGCAGCTACTGGTGGAAATGCAACCATATCTGTTGCTCAACTTTGTGGTGGGTATTTACCATCATCTCCTCCACCTAATGATTACTTTACAAACACAGAACAATATAATGGTTCAGCATGGACTGAAGTTAATGATTTAAATACTGCTAAAAGTTCTATGAGTGGTTTTGGAACTCAAACTTCCGCTATCGTAGCTGGTTCACCAGGTGGTATACCACCACAAGCACAAGTAGAAGCATGGGATGGATCATCTTGGGCAGGTACAGCAGATTTAAATAATGGTAGAGGCGAAGGAACTGGAGCAGGTTTAACTGGTACGGCAGGTATAGTCGCAGCTGGTAAAATTCCTACGAACAATTATCAAAACCATTCGGAGACTTGGAATGGCACATCTTGGACAGAAACATCTAACACAAACGGTTCTAAATCTGATCTTGGAGCAGCTGGTTCACAAACTAGTGCAATGATTTATGGTGGAACTCCTGGAAACAAAAATGACACTGAAACTTGGGATGGTACAAGTTGGACAGAAGTTAACAATTTGAATGAAGGGCGATATGGTGTTCAAGGCGGCGGAGTTAGTTCAAGTCAAGCTTTAGCGGCAGGAGGAAATGATGGTTCTTTAGTTGCTAGCACTGAGTTTTGGAATGGCACAAGTTGGACAGAATTAAACAATTTATCAACAGCTAGATCACACACTCAACAATGTCCTGGTAACGCAGTAAGTATGGTATTTTCTGGAGGATATCCAGACTC